CAGCGCCCATCCTGTAATACGGCACGCCTGCGCGTCTGAGTTCCGTCCAGACAAATCGGCCCTTGCTCGATGCGTTGAGCAGGTCGTAATATCTGTCACCGCTCGTCGGGTATCCGTACGTCGCGCCCCCGTGAAATCTCACGATGAGCGTCTCGCCGTCCTTGGCTACCGCTGATACGTTGCTCGATACCACGCTACGAAATCCTCGGCGTGCGAGGTATTTGCTCTCGCCCTCGGTGTGCACGAGCCGTTGATATTTCCTGTTCTCGTTAAGCGCTTTCAGGGGCATCCGGCGTCACCGCCTCAGGTTTCTTCTTTTTATTTTCTGTTAACATCTTTCTTGCTTTTTCTTCCGGTATTTTCAAGAAAGTCATAAGCATTTCAAGTGCTGCCTCAAACGATAATACACCGTTATTGTAATTATCCACGATAGAAACTGCTGATTGAATTTGAGCGCCGTTTAATAAAGTATCTTCAACAGTACTCTGCTCCGGTGTAGCCTCCGGTGTAGTCTCCGGTGTGGCATTATCTACATCAACCTCTGGCTCGGCCTCAGTCTCCTGCTCGACCTCGATTATCTCGACGTCCTCATCTTCAAGCACCTCATTATCAGCGAGGTTATCCGCCTGCAGTGCTGACATCTCGGCCTGCGAGATGCTGTTATAATTGTTCTCGAGTTTTATCCGCGCTGACATCGCATATTGCTCGCGTGCGGTCATGTTGTCGTGGACGTAGCGCACGCCACTGAGAATATCCCACGACGTGCCGAGTCCGTTGCGCACTTCCTCGGTGCGGTCGGCCTTGGATTTGATGATGTAGTCGTTAAATGATACCTTGATATCGAACTCAGGCAGCGACGTCACGCCTGTGTTTATGAGATAAAATTCCAGTGTGATTTTCAAAAACTCTTGCAGGAACTCAGTCCACATCTCGGCTTTTTTATTCCGTGTACGGATGCTGACTTTCTCGCGCTCCTGCTGTGACTGGTCTGACGCTGCGGTGCTCTCGAGCCCCGTCGCTCCGACCGTGAGTGGCGACAACCCCGCGTTGTTAAGCAGGTGCATCGCCCATACCTTGTATGACTCGAGGTGCTTCTCGACGCGCACGTCACCTTGGTGATAGGATATTTTCTGCTTCTCGACGTTCTCGCTCGGCGAGTCAGCGAACAATATATGTTCCTTGACAAATCCGTCAGGGTACACGTATTTACCGTCTGTGCCTTTTATCATGAGTTCTTCGGGGAAATATCTGTATAATTTCCCGTCGCGGAATTCCTGTATCCACGTCGATATAATCTCGTCGATGGCATCGAACGCGCCATACGATCCGGCGTAGTCGCTCTCACCGATAACCGAGTAACGGAACTCGCTGTTTGGTAATTTGTTAGCCTTATACATCGACAGGCGCTTATAATATCCGTCGAACGATATGCGTTTCAGGTCTCGCGTCTGCTCGAGTTCTTTTAACGATGCGAGTTTCCACTCGCCCTCGCTGGTCGAGAACATCAACTCCTCGAGCTTATAGTCGATATACGAGCCCTTGCTGTCGACGCCGTATATCTCGCTCAACCTGAATTTACGGTTGCCCTTGTCGTAGTAGATGAAAAATATATCTTCCATGATGCGCCCACTCACGACGGTGTTCGTGTAATTCTCAGGTTCCCATACCTCGATTATCGGGTAGTCGCTCAGTGTCGGATTCCATGATAGTTTTAGCGACGTGCCACCCGACCACGACTCGGTCTCGATAGCCTTGGCCAGTACCATGGATTTGAATTTGTTATCGGTGAGTATCTCATCGAGTTTCTCTTGCAAGCCCACCTCGTCGTCACCCTCGACAACGATATTGTATCCGTTGCTGATGAGCAGGTCAACCATCTTCTCGGATATCAACTGCGGAAATCCGCTATGTATCTTCCTGAAATTGGTGTCAACCTTCGCCCAAAAATAATTGAGCGACTCCTGCTGGCCCTTGCGATGAAATTTCGGTGCTTCCTTCGTGTAAAAATATTGTATGTCGGTCTCGATACCACTGTACCATACCGAGTTTTCAAGGATACGGCGCGTCAGGTGTTTATCGTTGTGTGTGTCATGCAATTCAACTAACAGTGGATTATACTGCATCATGCTTGCGCCCCCTTTTTTATGTTCTGCAATTCTCTTATCAATTATCTTATCTAACCATTTCAACTCTCGTCACCGCCTGCGGGTTGTATCTTAACCATCTTGCTCAGATAATTCGCATGTCCGTACTCCACGGCATCCACGCGGTCCTTGTGTATGTGCACTGGGAACGCTCGAATTTCCGTCTTGCTCGTCTTGTCGTAATACGCCTTGGCGAACGACTCGTAGCATCGCACGGTGCGTGGTGTGAATAATAACCGCCCTTGGTCGAGCAGCGATATGCCCACGTCGACGCGCTGCGTTATCATGTATTTATACGCGTTATAACACCGCATATTAACCTGACGCTTCAGCCTGTCGTCCATCGTCAGGCGCATTATCTTGGCCGCGCTGTCGATAAATACACCCTTCATATACATCGAATATCGCTCGTAATACGGCATAAACCACTCGATAAATTTATTCCATATCTCGTCGTGGTTCGCATCCGCGAATTCCAGCATGTCAACCACGATGTGCTCGCGGTATCCTCGCGTGAACACGTTGAGCGTGAACACGTTATTATCCGTACCACCGACGTCCTGCCCCACGGTTATTATCTCGATGCCTCTCGGCTTCAAGAAATCTAAATCACCTGTCAGCATATCGAGCTGTATGATGTTGCGCGCCTTGTCCATGTAGTCGGCGTATATCGCACCCTCACGGATGCCACGTATACCGAGTATTTTCGTCTTCCACTGATATGAATTCTTCGGTGTGTTGTCTATCAGGTTCTTGCGCTCAGCGAGCGTCATGGACGGATTATCGTCGAACGTGAAGAAGTAATATCGGAACGCCGAGTTCGGCTCCTGCGTCTCTAATTCCTTCCACGTCTCGCGCGGTATCTGTGATGCCCACTTAGCCAGCGGGCGCCCCTTGTTCATGTAGTCCGTATATACTGGAATGTCCGGATCGCCACCGTTGCACGACGCGTACATAAATCCGCCGTTACGGAACGTCCGTATAAATGCCTCGCTCACGAACTCGTCGTCCGCGATGTTAATTTCCTCGATGTTAAATCCGTGTATCGTCAAGCCCAATATCGACTGCCAACGATTCTTATTATCATACCCGACCAGATATATTATCTTCGCCCGCCGTCCGCTAGCCCTCACGATGATGCGCGCACCACCCTGCCCAGCTGACGTGTACTCGCATATCGGCCTGAATATATTAAAAAATGATGCCTCGTTCTGTATGAACATGCGCTCCAGTACCGGTACACTCATGCCCGCAAGCACGAACTGCGTCCGGTCGTCCGGCTCAGTTATCACCCGTAAAATGAACGCTATGCCAATAATAAACGACTTCGACGCGTTGGTAACGCCTTCGGCAAATATAACCTGTGAGCGGTCCTTGATAATATCTCGGTGCTTCTCGAGCAGGATTACGTCATCGAGCGTCATGCCGTCGCCGTGCTCGTGCTCGCTACTGTGCTCTCAGCCGCGCGAGGTTGCCGTGCGAGCCTGCGGAGCCACTTACCGTACTCGGTGTACTGCTCCTCGGATTTGAAGCCTGACAGGCCGAATATCGAGCGCTCAGCCTTGCTCAGATACTCAGCGTCAACCAGCTTGTATAACTCGCGATAATATCTCGCCGACCACTCACGCACGTGCTTGACCTGCTTCGGTGCCTTGAGCATCGCCATGAGATATTTACGGAACAGGTACATCAAGCCCATCACGATGAAGAATTTTATACCATCATCGAGCGGCTGAGATTCCAGCACACGCTCGAACGCGTATATCTTATTAACCACGTACCCGTCGATGGACTCGTTATATGCGTACGACTGATTATCAGTGCGTACGGTCGAGTCGTCGCGCCACTGCCAGAGATAGCCGAGGTCCTTGCTCATATAAATTTGCTCGTCCGCGTTGGCGTAGCACTGACACTGGGTGTTGAACCCCACGTCCTCGTTCGCCCGCGTCTCATTAAATCGGATATTATGCCTGTCGAGAAACACCCGACGGTATAACTTACTGTGCATCCATACCATGTCGTTCTCGCGCAGGTGCAGGTTGTGGTCGTTCTTCTCTTCCATAAAATTACAGCTCACGACCGCGATTTTATCGGTCATGTTCCTAGCCATATAATACAGTGACAGCGACGTCAGATACGTGTCGTCAGCGTCCACGAACGATATGAACGGCTCGGTCGTGTGGTCGATACCATACTGGCGCGCGACGCCCGGCCCCACGTTCTCAGGTAGATAATATATCGTCGCTGGGAACACAGTCGTCACATAGTCGTACGAGCCGACGGGCTCGCCGTCAACGACTAAATAAACAGAAAAATCGACATGACGTTGCATGGCGATCGAATGTAATGTATTTTTAATAGTGTCGTGCGCTTTATAAACTGGAACAATAACAGCGATATCACTCATTTTTATCCCCCAATTTATCAACGAACTTGTCGAGCGACGATCCGAAATCCCCGGCGCCGACAGCGAGTTCTTGTTTATCACGCCAGCCGAAGTTCTTGAGTGCGAATATATCCCCCGCTCGGCCGTAGTGCCGTAGCGATAATTCATAAGCGTGCTCGACCTTGAGCCGAGCCATCTCGGTAATGTTTTTAAATTCAGGTTTTTTGTTGTACTCGTAAAACGTATCCTTGTTAATGTTCAGATAAATACACAGCCCAGTAATGGTAATATCCTCGGTTGGTGTGGTGTCAAAATACTTATCAATTTTTTTGCTTAATTCGTCTGGGGTAAATAAAAATTTAGGTCCACATTTATGGGGAGTAAGATTTGACTTTTTTTTTGAGTCGGTTATCTTAGTCACAAATCATCACTCCTTCTCATAATAATTGTAATACGGTAAATGTTAAAGCGCAAGAGAAATGTTATAAAAATAAGAGAAACCGCCGATGCGCTTATAAGGTAATAAGGTTTTAAGAGCGCGAGAGAACATAATTTTGCTCATTTTAATATAAACTAACTCTTGCGGTATTTTCAAAATAAATGCGTTGTAATCGTTATAAAGTTCAGTAGCAAGAGTTCTACCTAGTTTTTTCACGCACCGATGCTCGAGCCAAAATTTGACCGCTGGGATAAAATCTTCCATATAAATCGCCCCCACAATTATAGTATCATACCCATTCACAACAGTCAATAAAAATATAAAAGTTTATTTATGCACATTATGCACTTATTACATTCGAGTAGATAGTTTTAGTACTTTTTAATAACTTTCTTACGTATACATATACGCGTGTTGAAATATGAAAATGAGTAAAACTATCACCTATCGTACGCATCGTATATGCACCTGAAAATAAAAAACCGCTAGATTTAGCGGTCTGTTGGTTGGTCGGTTAAAATTGGTAAAATAGCATGGAATTCCGCGATGTTGTAAATAACGTAAACGGCGAAGCCCCGCGAGCGTAATTCCGCATGTAAATCGAGCTGTACCTGAGTTGGCTTGCGCGGATGTATCTTGGTCTCGACGAACATAATCCTGCCCCCACGGCCTAGGAGCATGAGATCGGGGAAACCGACGGGCAGGCCGGTCGAGAACATCGTGCCGTCAGCGGTGAGCACCGAGCCGACGTTGACCTTCCAAGCGATGATATCATGCTCGCCACACACGAGGCGTATCTCGTTACCTAGCCGGTGCTCGGGGGTCATAGTGCAGGTACCCCGACCCAGTCAGCCGAGCGAGCGAGGTAGGCCACGCGCTCACCCACAGGGATGTTGTCATAGATGGTCGCGCCGCGCATATATGTCACGTGTCCCTCAGTGCTGATAATAAGCCCACCACGCGTGTTGAACGGTTGCATGATCGTGCGTATCTCGTCGTACGGCTTGCCAGTCGCTAGCGCGAGCGCATCACACCAGCAGTCGGACGGGTTGGTGTTATGCCTTGGTACGAATTTTATATTCACGCACAGTCGCCTCCCTCGCCGCAGCGCGCCTAGCACGCTCGCGCTCGTGATATTTACGTCGCTGTGACACGACATGCTCACGCTGACGCTGCAGGCGCTCAGCGATGTTCATATACGCGGCGCGGTATGGTGTGGAGGTCACGGACGAACTACTGTCAGCGGCGTATCTCATCTCGTTGATGTTCATTTAGTAGCCTCGTGGATGTTGCCGACGAGTTCAAAATATGGTGATAAAGGCATATTGTGTCCGCCTTCAAATTCAACATAAATACAGTTCTCATCTTGCTTAACTTCCAGTGGTTTTGACCAGTAGTTGAACATAACCA